CCGTAAGAGCAATAAAGTTCCGGAGCTTGAAGGTCGGAAGATAATAAACATTGCAAACATCAAAGACGGCGACTGGTAACGGGTGGGGCGGGTACCCGGTACCCCGGCCACGGCGCGAAGCCACGGGTCCAGCGCCGCACAGGCCGAAAGCATTTTTCCACATCTGAATATCATGGCTCGGATAGCGATTGCAACGCGACACGGGAGGTGCCTACTCCCTTCCGGGCCTTTTTAATAGGCAGATTACGGAAGGCGGTAATCATGGAGAACTTAGTAGAATACAGCAAAACGGAGGCGAAATGATGGGCTTATTAGAAGCCGCACAGAGCGGAGACAAGCGCGCCACGCTGATCGCCTTACGCGACAAGCTGGCGGAAACAATAGAAAACTGTGAGAGCGGGAGAGATATGGCTGCCAATTCAAAGAGGTTAATGGAAGTTATGGCGGAACTTGAAGCCCTTCCAGATCCCGCTACTATAAAAGAATCAAAGCACGACCGTCTGAAGAAGAAGCGTGAAAACAGGTAACCAGTTCCCAACGTTCGAACGCATAGGGGATTACGCCTATTCTATTAGTGAAGATGTCGCAGAAATGTTTGCGGAAGACGGTGGAGCAACATTCTATCCGTCGCAGCAGTATGAGCTCAGGCTGATGCTGGCGAGAAACGGCGACGGGTCCCCGGCAGCTTCAACTATTGGGATATCAAAGCCGAGGCAAAACGGCAAAAGCTATGCAGCACGGTACTATGCTGCTTATATGGCCGTATTTGAGCACAGGGACGTGCTTTACTCGGCACACCATAGTTCTACAACTAAAAAGATGTTTATGGCCCTATGCGACCTTTTTGAAAGCCCTGAAAGATTCCCGGACTTTGCTGCGGATGTTAAAAGCGTCAGTCACGCCCGTGGATACGAGGGCTTTTATTTTAAGGACTGGAAAGACGAGGAGGGCAAAATACACAAAGGCGGCTGCATAGAATTTGCGACAAGGACGAACAGCGGAGCAAGAGGAGGAACTTACTCCGTAATCGTAATAGATGAGGCGCAAGAGTTGACCAGCGATCAACAAGAGGGAATGCTCCCAACTGTGTCCGCTTCGTCTGACGCGCAAGACGCCTCACTAATGCCGCAGCAAATATATATCGGAACCCCTCCGGGCCCCACTTGCAACGGAACTGTTTTCAAGCAGATGCACAGCTCCGCGCATACCGACGCAGATCCTGCCCTTTGGTGGCTCGAGTGGGGCATAGAAACGGACGATCTTGTGAAAGCCATACCGGACAAGGCTACTGCGATAGAACTCGCATACAAGACAAACCCGGCAATGGGCTACAGAATAGCAGAACGGACGGTCGAAAACGAATACGAAACAATGAGGCTTGACGGCTTCGCCCGTGAACGTCTCGGATGGTGGACTCCGGTAGTGGAGCACGAAGTCGATTACGCAATACCCGCAGACATATGGGATGCCTGCAGATCTGAAGAGCCAAAACCCGAAGGTAAGACAGCGTACGGGATCAAATTCAGCGCAGACGGTTCGGCTGTTGCGCTTTGCGGTGCGGTCATACCGGCAGATGGTCCGGCTCGTATCAGCTTGATTGAATTAAGACCGACCGGGCAGGGCATCAGCTGGTTAGCAGACTGGCTGAACGAAAGATACCACAAGGCTTCGTGCGTAGTCATAGACGGACGGAACGGAGTCGACGTGCTGGTGGAACGGATCGCAGATACCTGGAAGATGAAGGGTTCCGTAATAAGACCATCGTCACGGGATATGATCGCAGCGGTCAGCACGTTAACGAACGCGCTGAATGAGAAGGCCGTAACGTGGTTCTACCAACAGGACGCATTAAGGGAGAGCGCAATAACATCAGTTAAAAGACCCTTTAGCGGAGGCTGGGGCTTCGGTGGGGAAAACTCCGCACCGATAGAGGCTGCAGCGCTTGCGCTATGGGGCGCGCAGAACAGTAAGAGAAATCCTGAAAAGAAGATGAGGATCAGCTAATGACAAAACTACTTAATCCGGCAAGAGTATACGGCTTAAGAGATAGGGAACGGGCGATGCTCGTCAAACTTATAGACGTATATGAAAATGCGGACAGCAAGAACAGACTAAAAGAACGATATTACAACGGAAAGATAACACTCGGGGAGGTTAATCTCGGAATCGCGCTTCCCGAAGGCATCAGAGGGCTCGAGATCGGGTGTGCATGGGGTGCAAAGACAGTCGATGTACTGGCTTCCCGCTCCATGTTCGATGGCTTCGTAGGAGAAAACGGCGAGGACGTCGATGCGCTTGCAGAGATAGTCCAGCGAAACAACCTCATAGCAGAGTACCCGAAGGCTTGCAGAGATGAGCTGAAGATAGGATGCTCGTTCGCTACGTTATCAGCCGAACCGAATAGGAAGTGCCGTATCAGGTTCCATTCTACCAGCTCAGCTTCGGCTGTTTGGGACGGAGAAAAAGGCCGAATCGCTTACGGTATGGCTGTAATCGGTACAGAACCCAACAGGGACGGAAACGGTGGCTGGACGGCCAATCTGATACGTCTCGACACGGATGAAGCCGTATGGATGCTGAGAAAAGATGAGCGTTCCGACAACTGGCAGGCGAAAGCATATCCGCACAAGATGGGAAGGCCTCTGATGGAACCGCTCATTTACAACCCTACGAGCGGAAAACCATTCGGCCAGAGCAGAATCAAGGAGCCGATAAGAAGACTGATACAGGGTTATGTGAGAACTATCGCTAACGCAACCATTGGCCTCGAATTCAGTACAGCTCCGCAGAAGTACCTGCTGGGCGTAACTGACGAACAGTTCGACGCGGTGGTGAATCAAAAGTTCCGTCAGTACGTGGGATCTATTATCACCAGCACAGTCAATCCCGAAACAGGCGAAAAACCTTCATTCGGTCAGCTCCAGCAGGGGAGCATAACGCCTCACGTGGAAATGCTCCGAATCCTGGCGACACAGTTCAGCGCTGCAACGGGGCTCACCGTAACGGATACGGGCGTAGTCAACGATGCCAATCCGACCAGCTCCGACGCTATCCTGGCACAGTCGCAGACACTCGTGCTGATGGCAGAACAGTTGAACGCGACGAACGGAGACGCGCTCAGGAACATCGCTCTCATGGCTATGGCTATCGAAAACGATACGAACATAGACGGGCTGGATGATACACAGAAGAGCATCGTCGCGCACTTTAAAAACCCTGCAATGCCGTCCGTAGCGGTAACAGCGGACGCAGCCATCAAGATCGCTTCGGCTCGTCAGGGATTCGCTGATACTGATACGTTCCTGGAGATGATTGGATTCGACCAGGCTGATATCAGGAGGATAAAGGCTCAGGAACAGAGGGCGAGAGGGCTGGCTGTACTGGAGGAGATTGAAGAGTGAGCACCGTATCAAGCAAAAGCTGGAAAAAATACCTCGATGCGCTTCGTCAGCTGAGCGAAAAGGCTTCAAAGCTGATGGAGGGCGAGATACAGGCCGTTGGAACTGATACGCCTGAAGCTATGGAACGACTTGTCAGGTATGGCTACGGGCTTGCAACGAAGTACGGGGAGGGAGCAAGCGCTCTCGCTTCGGAAATGTATGAAGCACTTGCAGAACTGTCAGGGAAAGCCGTTCCTCCTGCGGTACCTGCACCGACGGCAAAGTATGGAGAGGTTGCAAAGGCTGTATACGGCACTAAGCTCCAATCCGATAAGCCCGAAGTGATGGCAGGATCTATCGGCAGGCTCGTCAAAATGGCGGGAGTCGATACAATGCAACAGAACGCATTACGAGACGGAGCTGAATGGGCGTGGATTCCTTCAGGTGACACTTGTGCTTTTTGTCTCACACTCGCATCGAGAGGCTGGCAGAGGGCATCGAAGAAGGCTATAAAGAACGGCCACGCAGAACACGTCCACGCGAATTGCGATTGTACTTATGCGATTAGATTCAGTTCGGATGTGGACGTAGAGGGATATGACCCCGAAGCTCTCAAATCGATGTATGACGAGGCAGAAGGCTCTACCCCGAACGACAAGATTAACTACCTACGCAGACGCTTCTACGCCGAAAATAAGGGCATTGTAGGGGCTGAATCAAGTAAGGCTGAGGAGTTTATACCGTTTAAAGTTGGGAAGGCCGTCCAAGACTTTGAAAAGAAATCGAGAAACCTTGCAAACGAGAGAGCAATTGTCACCTTCCCCGACGGCAGGGTATACAGTCAATCCCAGGGCAGGGGCAGGAGAGTATCTGTTCAAGAGCCACCTGAGGCTGGCTTCATATTTTCGCATAATCATCCCGCGCCTGTTACTTTTTCCGTCGAGGACGTTAGAGGATTCGAAAGAGTTGGCTATAAACAAATCCGCGCAGTTTCATCCGAAAAGACATACATACTGGAAGCGCTTGACCCTAAGCGACTCGCTGAAGACGATAGACGTTTCACCAAGGCGATGGGAGACTATTGGGAAAAACTCGACGAAGAATCGTCTTTGAAGAGAAAAGCACTAAACGAAGCTACAATAAAAATCGAAGACAAAGCCGAAAGGTCCAATTTTGTTCGGGAAGAGAGCAGAAAAATACTGGAATGGCGAAACAAGGCAGAAAGCGAGTGGCTCACTAAAAACGCCACAAAATACGGCTATCATTACATTGAAGAGCCGATAAATTAGTTTAACTTAGCACCCGAGAGCGCCCATGGGCGACGTCAACGAATTAAAAAAAGAAAGGAACAAAACAATGGCAAATTTACCAGGATCAATCAAAAACTTAAATACGTTACTCGGAGAACAGTTGCTTGAAGGTGGCGGTTCAGGTGGCGGTGGGTCAAGTGATTTCAGTACGGCTGAAGTGACATTCTCTGGTATCAGTGGAACAGCGTTCGCAACAATGCCCAAGATAGTTAGCACACCATTTGATGCAATATTGCCACTACAAAATGAGGTTACTGATGGAACTTACACAATAGCATTGTATAAAGGTAAGGCTATCATAAGTTTAGACCTTACAGGAGTTGAGGGAAATGTAACAACAAGCGGGGATATTGAGTCGCTTCAAGATGAAGTATATCTCGTTACAGGCGACTGCACCATAACCATCTCATAGCACTTAAATGAGAGAGTTCGCAACCAAGTTCTACAAGTCACAGGCATGGAAGAACAATCAAATAAGTTTAGTTTAGCACCTTAACTGGTGCTTTTTTATTGGGAACTCGTCCCTTAAACGAGGTTATTACTCGAAGGAGGAAACTAAATGGAAACTGAAATCCTTACAAATCAGGAAACTACTACTCAGAACGCAGAGACAGAACAGGCAGAGCAGAAAACCTTCACTCAGGACGATGTAAACCGCATCGTAGCGAAACGAGTCGAGAAGTACAGCGACTATGCAGAACTGAAGGAAAAGGCTCAGAAGTTCGATGAACAGGTCGAAGCAGGCAAGTCCGAACTCCAAAAGGCCACGGAGAAGGCTGACCGCTTACAGGCCGAACTGGACGCAATCAAAGCAGAGGCATCCATCAGATCTATGCGTGAAGAGGTCGCTACGGCTACGGGAGTACCCGCAAACCTGCTGACCGCAACTACTCAGGAAGAATGCGAGGCACAGGCTCAGGCGATGCTTGCGTGGTCACAGCAAAGAGAACCGAACGGATACCCAGTCATCCCCGACGGTGGAGATCCAATCGGAGAAGCAAAGAAAACCACCCGCGAGAAGTTTGCGGAATGGTTCAATGAAAACGTTTAAAAGAAAGGACAAATATCATGGCAGGCACACCTACTAACAGAACAAACATCACACTTCCCGCAGAGATGGGAAGAGAAATCCTCGCTAAAATGCAGACAGAATCCGCTGTTATGCAGTTAGCAAGACAGATCGAGCTCCCCGGCAGAGGAGTTGAGATCCCCGTTATCACCGCAGATCCTGAAGCAGCATGGGTTGCAGAAACTGGCGTAAAGCCCGTATCAAATCCCGGACTCTCCAGCAAACTCATGAGCGCATATAAACTCGCTGTTATCGTTCCCTTCTCCAACGAGTTCAGAAGAGACGCAGCTGCTCTCTATGACGAACTCGTAAGAAGACTTCCCAGGGCTCTCGCTCAGAAATTCGATGCTACAGTATTCGGTGCTGGCACAGCTCCCGGATCTAACTTCGACACATTTGCTTCCGCTACCGCTCAGGACATCAGCGGAACAGGCACCTATGCCGGACTCGTTGCAGCTGTTGCTGACATCGCAACTCACGGTGGAATCATGAACGGCATCGCTCTTTCCCCTCAGGGCAAGAGTATGCTTCTCGGAGCAGTTGATGGAGATCAGAGACCTCTCTTCATCAACAACGTATCAGAGGGAGCAGTTCCTATGGTACTCGGTGCAAAGACAGTTCTCACAAAGGGCGCATATGTAGCTGGAACTCCTAACACCGTCGGCGTAGCTGGCGACTGGACTCAGGCTATGTATGGCACAGTAGAAGGCATCAGACTTGACTACAGCTCTGACGCAACTCTTACATCAGGAAATACCACAATCAACCTCTTCCAGCAGAATATGTTCGCAGTAAGAGCAGAAATCGAAGTCGGATTCCGCGCTGACGTAACCTGCTTCAATCTCCTGACTGACTAATTGAAAGTCAAGATGATCAATAAGGTCTACGGCAATGAAATGTGGGTCGCGGACGATAGAGTAGAAGAATACAAGACGGCCGGTCACAAGCTGGCCGTCGTTCCTACAGAAAAGCCCGCAGAAAAACCGAAGGCCAAAAAGAAAACAGCTAAGAAGTGAGGTGATCCCGATGGCATATGCAACAGTCGAAGAACTTCAGGCAAGAATGCAGAGGGAACTGACCGAAACGGAACAGAATATATGTGAAGAGCTCCTGGAAGATGCTGCTGTCATAATTGACGCATATAACGAGAACGCCAATGCCGACGCAAAGCGCCTCGTTTCTCTCCGTATGGTCCGCAGATCTATCGGAGACGGAACCGCAGACGTGCCGATCGGGGCCACTCAGGGAAGTATGTCCGCATTAGGGTACTCTCAGAGCTGGACGATCGGAAGCGGTACGGTGGGTGAGCTCTATATCGGCAAGGAAGATAAGAAGCTCCTCGGCGCAAGCAACAAGATAGGCTCCTACAGCCCCACGGAGGCTCTCGTACCACTACTGGAGAGAGAAGAGGAGGGGCTTTGATGAAAGGAATAACAGTCACGCTCTATGACAGGACGCAGACGGGCGTCGATGCATTGAATGCTCCCATATATGAAGAGACTGCGACGCCTGTGGATAACGTGCTGGTCACTCCGCTATCATCCGACGAGGTCCTGCAGACATATACCTTAACAGGGCGCAGGGCGGTCTACCAAATGGGCATACCGAAAGGTGACACCCACGAATGGACCGCAGGCAAGCGCGTTTCGTTCTTCGACAACGATTGGAGAATCATCGGAATGCCTGAAGAGGGTATCGAGAGCCTCATACCGCTGTCGTGGAACAAGAAGGTCAAGGTCGAGTGCTATGAGCAAGGTTAAATTTAAGCTTAATAAAAAGGGCGTGGGGGAGCTTCTTAAAAGCAAAGAGATGCAGGCCATACTGAACCAACACGCTAACAGCACGCAGGCAAAAGCGGGCCCCGGATATGAGGTTAACTCTTTCGTTGGCTTCGACCGTGCGCACGCCGTTATATTCGCGGAAACCACGGAAGCCAGGAAGGACAACTTGGAAAACAACACGCTGTTGAAATCATTAGGAGGCGGAACATGATTCTATTCAAACTAATCGAATACCTTACGGGCAAACTCGACGTGTATGTGGGTGTATCCGCTCCCGAATCGACAACAGGCTATGTGTTAATCGACCAGACAGGAAGCAGCAGCAGGAACCACATCATGACGGCAACCGTAGCGGTCCAGTCTTACGGGTCAACACTCGAGAACGCTATAAGGCTGAACGAACAGGTAAAAGCCGAAATGCTCAGCTTCGCCAGTGAGGACGAAGTGGCCAGCGTAAGGCTCGAAACAGAATACAACTTCACTAACACGGCTACCAAGCAATACCGCTGGCAGGCCGTGTATTCAATTACTCACTATTTAGGAGGAATCTAAATGGCTAACAACGTAGCAAACGTAACTGCAGGCAAGCCTAAGATCTCAGGTGCCGTATACAGAGCAGTAGCAGGAACAACAGCTCCTACTGACTCAACAACTGCTCTGTCAGCTGATTTCAAAGCACTTGGCTACTGCAGCGAAGATGGACTGGTTAATTCCAATTCACCTTCAAGCACAAATATCAAAGCCTGGGGCGGAGACACTGTTCTCGTTATCCAGGAAGAAAAAGAGGACACATTCCAGCTCACTCTTATTGAGGTGCTGAATGTTGAAGTTCTCAAGGCCGTATATGGCAGCACAAACGTAACCGGTACTCTTACAGGCACAAGCGGTTTAACCGTAACGGCCAATGCCAAAGAGCCTGAGTACGGTGTATGGGCTATCGATATGGTTATGACCGGAGGCGCAACAAAGAGAATCGTAATCCCTAACGGTAAAATCTCCGAGATCGGCGATATCACATATTCCGATACTGATGCTGTTGGTTACGAGATCACTATTACTGCTACACCTGATTCAGCAGGTAACACTCATTACGAGTATATGAAGGCAAGCGCTTAATAGCGTAGCTATAGGAGGGCAAAGAGATGAAAGCAAAGCTAAAAGACGGCTTCGAAGTCCAGATCTGCGACAGCGTGGCTAATGATTGGAGTTTCTTAACGGTGCTCCGTAAAATCGACAAAGGCGAGACCGGCATGATCGTAGACGCTGCAGAGAAACTTCTCGGCGGTGAGGAAGAGGTCGAAAGACTTGCGAAGCACTTAGAGGTTGACGGGATCACTCCTGTAGACGTCATGGTATCGGCTATAACTGAACTGATGGAGTCCGTTAACGAACTAAAAAACTCAGAACCCTCTCCAGCATGATAGGTCTCGACGAGGATGCATTGATTTGCGACCTTGCCGAGACTTATTCCATATACGACTACAGGTCGCTTCCGCTTCGTACGGTGGCGACCTTAGCAGCTGGACTGAGGGATGATTCACGGATAAAACTACGGGCGGCTGATATGACAGTCTCCCAAGATACGATACTTCTCGCTGCGATATCAGACCGAATCGATGCACTGCGATACAGCTTCTCGAGCGAATCAAAGCGCATGAAAGAGATCCCGTCACTCGTTCGGCTTTTGATGGGCGAGAAGAAAGACAGCAACAGCGAAGCGATGACATTCGATTCTCCTGAGGATCTGATGAAAGCGCTCGCAAAAGCAAGAGGAGAATAAAATGGCAGGCACTTCATTAGGAACTGCATATGTACAAATCGTGCCATCGGCGGACGGCATAAAAGGCTCGCTGACTAATTTGGTAGGTGGCGAGGCTGAAAGTGCAGGAACCGCTGCAGGCACGAAAATAGGCGCATTCGCAAAGAAGGCGCTCGGGAAGGTGGCAATAGGAGCTGCGATAGTAACGTCGCTTAAATCAGCACTTTCGGAAGGCGCTGCACTCCAACAGTCATATTTGGGCGGTGTTGACACCTTGTACGGCGAAGCAGCTGACGGCGTGAGAAAATACGCGAGGGAAGCGGCTGCAGCTGGTATCAGTATGAACGAATATTCAGAGCAGGCCGTATCGTTCGGAGCTGCTTTGAAACAGGCTTATGGCGGAGATACATATAAGGCAATGGAAGCAGCAAACATGGCCATATTAGACATGACTGATAATGCTGCGAAGATGGGCACTCCAATCGAATCGATACAGAATGCGTACCAGGGATTTGCGAGGGGACAGTATCAGCTCTTAGACAACCTCAAGCTCGGCTATGGCGGTACAAAGTCGGAGATGGAAAGGCTCCTGAAAGACGCGCAGAAGATTTCAGGCGTTGAATACAACATCGACAACTTAGGAGACGTTTACGACGCTATCCACGTTATACAGGGCGAATTAGGGCTCACAGGAGTCGCAGCGCAAGAAGCATCACAGACCTTCAGCGGTTCGTTTAACGCCATGAAGGCATCGCTCAAAAACTTCTTCGGCTCACTTGCGTTAGGGGAGGACATAAAACCAGCGCTCCAGGGACTTCTGACATCGGTCGACACGTTTGTATTTAATAATTTAATACCGATGATAGGGACCATCGTAAAAGGCCTCCCAACGGTGATTTGGACGTTCTTATCCGAAGGGATCCCGATGCTGTTAGAACGTATCAGCTCGTTCTTACAGACTGGAGCTGAAACCCTAAAGGGACTGGCCAGCAACTTATCAGGCGAGAAAGTGAAGGCGTGGGCGGTCGAGACAATACCGAAGCTGATAACCGCTGCGGGCGAGATGATTAAGAACTTCGCTCAGAGCCTCGTCGCGAATCTGCCCGAGATCATCAATGCCATCGGACAGATAGCGCTCTCCATCGTTACGGGTTTAGGTTCGGCGTTATGGCCGAAGATAAGAGAGTGCGCTATAGGAATCAAGGACAGGTTTATGGCGCCTATAAACGATATGCGCGAAAGAGTCCACAATGCTATCCAATCGTTAAAAGACGGATTCCTGCAGAGGGTTTACTCCATACGTGATACCATCGGCGGAATTGCTTCGACTATCAGGAGCAGATTCCTGTCGCCTATAGAAAACCTGAGAGACAAAGTCAAGGGCATAATAGACAAAATCAAAAGTTTCTTCAGATTCTCTGTATCGATACCGCATATTCCGCTTCCACACTTCTATATCAGCCCGAGCGGTTGGAGACTGGGCGACCTGTTACGAGGATCTATCCCGTCACTCGGTATCAGCTGGTACGCTAAGGGCGGTATCGCTACGAATCCGAGCATCGTAGGTATAGGTGAAGGCACATCTAACGAGGCTATCCTTCCACTTGATCCGTTCTGGAAGCGCATGGATAAGTTAGCGGAGTCAGTCGAAAAGAACGGAAGAGGAGGGGACGTGACGATAAACGTCTACGCAGCTCCCGGTATGGATGTGAACGCAATAGCAGAAGCGGTTGAACGTAAGATGATATCAACTCAGAACTCAAGGAGGGTCGCATGGGGAGTATAAATAATAGCTTCAAGTTCGGCACAGTGGACAGCGCGGATTATAATCTGCTTGTCGCTGGCGATGGAACTTTCAACGCTCCGGAGCGAGACGTGGACACCATCGAGATCCCGGGGCGAAACGGCGACCTTTTAATAGATAAAGGGCGCTTTAAAAACATTACAGTGGAATATACGGTCTATTGCTATGCGGACGACCTGGAGACGTTCAGGACTCAGCTGAGAAACTTCCGGAACGCTCTGTCATCGCAGAAAGGATATCAGAAGCTGACCGATACGTTCCACCCCGATGAGTATAGGCTCGGTACGTTTATAAGCGGATTCGAAGCTGAGCCGGTTATGTTTAATACAGTAGCGGAGGTAGTTTTGAAATTCGATTGTAAACCACAACGCTTCCTATTCAGCGGAGAGGAAGTATTCACATTAGGCGAATGGGGAGAGACCGAGACATATTCGGGATCAATCGTATCGTTTGACGGGACAGAGACCACGGCTATCAAATCCTTAAAAGTCAACATCACACCCAAGCAGAGCGGAACGGGAGACCCAAGTCCGAGTAATGTAAGACCTATAAGCGGATGGGATTCGGTAGCCGTTCATATATCAGCCACAACAAGCGGAGGCTCAACCATCACCACCAATCTCCCTCAAACAGTATATGGTGGAGTATTGGATGTAGTGAGTGGAAAACTGACGATTGATAGATTCGGCCATGTGTTTAACGGCACAGAAACAATATGGAGCGGAGAGCAAAGCGGTCATACAAGATTTACTGTTGTAAATGTCTTTGCAGAGGGGCCTGCCTACACAAGAGGTCAATGGTGTTCGCACTTCACACCGAATACCGCACCAATCGGAGCAAACAATTATAACAATGTCATTACTGGCTATACACCAGTTAAACACTTGTTTATAAGAGCAGACGCATACGCAACGGCAGACGATTTAAAGGCATATATTCTTCAGCAATACCAAAACGGAACTCCCGTGACTTATGTTTCATATCTGCAAACGCCAACCGAGATTCAGTTAACACCAACCGAAGTCAAGACGCTTCTCGGAGCGAATAACATATGGGCAGACGCAGGAACGGTGGAAGTGGAAGTCGGTGAGAATCCGAATATTTTAGTCAACCCCACACCCTTCACGGCTCAACCCATATTCGAAGTGGAGGGGAGCGGAACTCTTACGGTCAATAATTCTTCAATGACCATCGCTAACAACGGGACGACCATCATCGATTCGGAGATGATGGAAGCCTATGAGGAAGAGAACGGAGCGATAATCTCAAGGAACGATTCTGTCTCGGGCGAGTTTCCGACATTAAAAGAAGGAAATAACAACATCGGAACGGTAGGTCTGACTTCGGTCAAAGTCACTCCTAAATGGTGGGAAGTATGATTCCAATTTTATACGATTCAGCAGAAACACAATTCACGTCCAACGGACTCGGAAGGCTCAAGGACACTATTTCTTGTATCGTCGAAGAACAGAGAAACGGCATATATGAACTCGAGTTTGACTTCCCTATATCGGGAGACAAATACGAACTTATAAAAGAGGGCAGAATAGTAGCGGTCACACATGATGAGACGGGCGACATTCAGCCCTTTATCATTTACAAGCGCACCGCCAAGATAGACGGGATAGTTACATTTAACGCATACCATCTGTCATATAAGTTATCAAGCATAGTCGTTTCGCCTTTCACGGCTACAGGTATCGCAGACGCAATGGCTCAAATCGTGCCGAATAGTATGAACCCGAATCCGTTTGATTTTTGGACGGATAAGGTGGTGTCAAGCGCGTTCAGTTTAGATGAACCTCGTTCGGTTCGTTCTCTGTTAGGCGGTGAACGTGGGTCATTATTGGACGTATATGGCAAGGGCGAATATGAGTTCGATAAGTGGACGGTGCGACTCTATCTCAACAGAGGTCAGGACTCCGGGGTTACGATTCGATACGGAAAGAATCTCTCCGACATAACTCAAGAGATAGACTCAAGCGGTTACTATAACGCGGTGGCTCCGTATTGGAAAGGCGAGAACGAGACGGTGACTCTTCCCGACCTTGTGACTTTGGACGATGTCACGGAAATAAAAGCCATACCGTTAGACCTCACCTCATCGTTTGAGAACGCACCGACAGAGGACGAGTTAAGGCAGACCGCAAGGACAAGGCTTGAAAATTCATCGGGCATCAATGTGGAGGAGAACATCAAAGCGGACTTCGTTCAACTTTGGCAGACCGAAGAATATAAGAATTACGCACCACTTCAGCGAGTCCAGCTCTGCGATACGGTTACGGTCATATATGAGAAGTTGGGAGTAAATGCCAAAAAGAAGGTGTTCCGCACTAAATGGAACGTACTCCTTGACAGATACGACGAGATAGAGTTAGGCGATGCGCAGACCACTCTCGCGGATGTCATCACTCAAATCACCGAGCAAATAACGAACGACCTCCCTACGACTTCGATGATGGCACAAGCCATCTCGAACGCAACGAATCGAATCACGGGGAATAAGGGCGGTTATGTCGTGCTTCATTCGAATCAAGACGGGACTCCATATGAGTTCCTTGTCATGGATTCACCCGACATCAATACCGCGGTGAACGTATGGCGATGGAATCTCGGAGGGTTAGGTTTCAGTTCAAACGGATATAACGGGAATTATTCTAAACTCGCCTTGACCATGGACGGTCAGATCAACGCGGACATGATAACCGTCGGAACACTATCAGCCAACCGAATCAAAGGTGGTGTGCTTCAATTAGGCGGTGAGGATAACGGCAACGGTGTCATGGAACTACGCACCGCAGACGGAACTCTCGTCGGACGTATGGACAACCTTGGTTTGAGGATGTACGGTGCGAACGGATACGTCTCCATGAACTACGAAGAAGGCTTCGCAGGGTTTGACCTTAACGGAAATAAACTCTATTGGGTAGCGTCGGATCAGTTCCATATGCGAAAGGCGGTAGTGGAGGAAGAAATAACTCTTTGCGACAAGATAAGATTTATTGATATTTCTAATAGCGACAATACCGGGGTCGGTATCGTAGCGGTAGGAGAATAACATGGCATTAAGCGGAAGTGTATCAACCTCATCATATGAAGGCAGATATTTAACATTAAGTTGGACGGCGACTCAATCTACATCAACAAATCAATCTACAGTATCGTGGACGTTAACCGCTAACGGTGGGTCATCGTCTTATTACTATACGGGGCCTGTTACGGTCGTTATGAACGGAGTCGCGGTCTATTCGCAGACCAACCGATATGCGATGTATACGGGAACGGTGAAAACGGGGACTCTTGTTATCGATCACGATTCGGACGGGACAAAGTCATTTACTGTGACCGTTCGTGGCGCGATCTATTCTGCTTCGGTCAATTGTACTGGCTCGCAGACGTTCACACTGAACACCATCCCGAGAGGGGCGAGCGTCACTCAAAGTTTGGCGAGCGCGACGGAAAATTCCATCGTGATAGATTTCACGACAGACGCGGTAGTCGATTACGCGTGGTATTCGATAGACGGAGGAGCGAACTATATCGGCATATGGTCGGGGAGTGCGACAAGCGGACAGTATGCGGTCGCAAGTATTACGCCGTTAAGTCCCGGCACGACTTACCCCATGAGGACAAAGGTCAAGAGGAAAGACACGCAGACGGAGTCAGTTTCCTCGACTATGAACGTCTCAACCTACTTATACCCATATCCGAGAAGCGCACCGAATTTCACGATTGGGAGCGAGGTGGCTATCCCGATATATAACCCTTTAGCGAGGGAGATAACCGTCACCGTCACGGCAGGGGGGACTACCATATTAGAGACTACCACAACGGGGACATCTGTCACGATCCCGTCAACGGTAGCAGACCTTTTATATCAATCTATCCCGAACGCGTCAAGCGGGACTTATACCGTTACGGTCACATATTCGGGTCAGACACGAACCGCGTCGGGAACCTATTCAGTTCCATCATCTTCATCTCCGACCTTGACGGGGGCAACTTATCAAGATACTGATTCGACCGTGGTTTCCATCTCGGGGGACAATCAAAAGATAATCCCTACCAAGTCAAAGTTAAAGTTCACGGCTTCGGGGGTATCTGCGAAGAACTCCGCGACTATTTCATCGGTCAAGGTCAACTATAACGGTACGGACTACAATATGACCTTGTCGGGATCAACCGCGACCGTCTCAAATATATCTGCGGTCAATGTGGATTCGGCGGTCATCACGGTCACAGACTCAAGAGGACTGACCGCGACTCAAACGGTAAACCTTGATATAGTTGAGTATGTGACTCCGACCTTATCTGCTACGGCTCAAAGGGTGTCGGGTTTCTATTCATCGACGGAAATCACACCGACAACGAATTACACCTATATAGGGTCAAATGCGGTGACTATCCGACTCCAGGCGCGCAAGACTTCGGAATCATCTTACTCGGTGACACAAACTATCAGTTCAAGCGGAACGTCTACGGTCTCACTCGATAATCAATATCCGTGGTATATCCTCTTGACGATAACAGACTCATTCGGTGGGTCATCGACTTTTGAGATAACCATAGGAAAGGGCATTCCGCTCTTTTACTTCGACATCGTTAAAAGTTCGGTGTCAATGGATATGTTCCCGACCCATTCAAACGCGTTCGAGGTCAATGGTGACATCTACATCAACGGCGAGAAGATAGGCGACTTCGTAGTCGAGGAAGGTACGGACGGTATATGGACATATCGCAAGTGGAATAGTGGCATCGCAGAATGTTGGGGAATCAAGGACGGAACGGCTAACCATACTCGTACTTGGGCAGGGCTTTCGATATGCGATGCTGTCAATGTAAGTTTCCCAACAGATTTATTTCTTGCAACACCTACCGCAACGATGTCCAGTATCGGGGCAAATTCCTCTGTGATTTTTAACGGTGGAGCGACGACTCAGAATCAAATAACATTCCAACTCGGACGTGGCTCCAATGCAAACAATATCGCATATGCCGTATCGATAATCGCAAAAGGACGGTGGAAATGAGAAATCTAATCATCATATTGATTCTAATGGCTCTCGTTATGGGAGTCGTTTCTTTTATAAAATCAGCACCACTTATATATATCATTTGGGAGGTCTTTAAATGAGCAATTCTCCATTAGTAAATTATGTGAAACTGTCTCCTAATTATGATTCAAGAGACGGGAAACGAATCACAGACATCACTATCCACCACATGGCAGGCAATCTCACCGTTGAGCAATGCGGTCAAGTATTTCAGACGAGACCTGCGTCATCCAACTACGGAATCGACTCAAGCGGTAGGGTAGGTCTGTATGTGGACGAAAAATACACATCTTGGGCAAACGGCAACTTTGCAAGCAACCAAAGGTCTATAACAATCGAACTTGCCAATGACAGAACGGGAGGGAATTGGCACGTTTCTGATACCGCTATCAATAAGTGTATCGAGTTATGTGTAGACATCTGCCGAAGAAACGGGATCAAACGTCTCAACTTCACGGGAAACACTTCGGGCAACTTAACCATGCACCGTTACTTCATGGCAACAACCTGCCCCGGTGATTATCTTGCGTCAAAGTTCCCTTATATCGCCAACGAGGTCAACAAACAGTTAGGCGAGGGCGATGGCAAGTTGATCGTAGACGGTTACTTCGGAGAACTGTCAACGATGAGACTCCAAAAGTTACTCGGTATCGTGCAGGACGGATGGGTAGGTGGACAGACCAACCCATGCAAGCCATATATCCCAAGATGGACAACCGCAAGATTCAATGACGGCTACACGGGATCAACTACCGTGGACAGACTCCAAAGATATTTGAAAGGCAGAGGCTACGGAGTCGGAACGATTGACGGGTTATGCGGAAAGAACACCATCCTCGGCTTGCAGAGATTCCTCAATGCAAAGGGATACAATTGCGGAACGGTGGACGGCATAATGGGTCACAACACCGCTTGCGCATTCCAAAGATATTTGAATGAGGTAGTTAAGTGAACTATGAAACGATATTAACTCTTATCGGGATAGTCCTCGGGTCTAATTGGCTCGGGAACTTCCTAACGGAGTTATATAAATCCAAAAGTAAAAAGAAAACACCGTCCGAGGTCGTGTTGAAAGCATTGTGCAGAAACCATCTTTTAAGCAGAGCGGACTACTACCACGAGATAGGTTATATCCCGTCTGACGAATACGATGATATTCAAGAAGAATACGAAGCATATGAGAAGTTAAACGGCAACGGACGGGTAGCAAGAGAATACGGAGAGGGCGGGGCATTGAAGTCCCTGCCGATAAAGTGAGGTGTGAAATGAAGCTAAAAAATACTACATTCGATATTTTGAAATGGATTTGTCTGATAGTTTTACCCGCCTGCGCAAGTCTGTATATGGGGCTCGCAAAGGTATGGCAGCTGCCGTTTGAAGTCGAGATCCCGCAGACCATCACCCTGATAGACGCATTTTTAGGAGCGCTCCTGGGGGTATCGACTATCAACTATAACAAAGATAACCCGACTTTATAAGCCGGTCCGAGAGGGCCGTATCGCTCTCCTTAATAATATAATAAATGTAAGAGGCCCCGGGCGTAATTGCTCGGGGCTTTTTACTTAGGAAATGATTGAAAGCCTCATATAAGGCTCTGCTTTGCGTTTTCAGCGAGTTTCAGCGGATAGTCGAAGAACTAATCACTTGAACTTTGACTCTTCTAATTTGAGCGAAAAACTGATGCCCTGGAATACATCGAACCGCATCAGGAGGCTCCAGTAATGAGATCCAGCGACAACTTTTTTAACGTCTCCGCGCATATCCGGAGCGAACTCAGACGGAACGTACCCGATATCGAGAAACTCTTTACTACGTCCTTTAGGAGCTGCATACACTTTCAGCGCGTTCGGATCTGACTCGTTATCAGGCTCCGGGACGACCTTGCAGCGAAGATATTCGGAAACATTGCACTCGTTCAGATCTATTCCGGCTGCTTTCAACAGCTCACGGATTCCGTCGGTATGGATATGCCAGGAAGCGACCTCGATAGGGTACGGAATCGAGTGAACGCTGGACTTTACTTGCATCGACTTAACTGATTTACTAAACAATCCCATAATAACACCTCCGAATCAATTATATCACGTTTTAGTTGTTGACAAAAGGTAAAAATGGGATTATTATATATACAGTGATTCGGATAATTGCATATACTGACAGGGCGGTGAGGGAAGACCCAAACCGCATTAAAAATAGCGCTAACTATTCCTAAAATCATAACGTAAAGCAATTTTGATTCTCACGCGCGCGCGAGGGTAGGGGATAGCCGTTATACCAACTACATATGCAATTCGAATCACCGAAATATAATGAATCTTATATGGAGGTGATTTTTTAATGAGAAAACGTGTTGTGAAGCAATTCGCCATCGTCCAGGGAGACTCGGCTCAGACATTCACAGACGAACTTAACAAGAAGCTGATAGAGCTGGAGGGAAAGGACATCTCTATCGACTTCTACGAGAACTTCCTCGGAGCGAGGATCTCCTGGCCCGAGAACATCGGAGAGGAACCCGAGACGGTTGAAGAGGAATATGAAGTCCTCGGAGCGGGATTCCGCTGCAACCAGTGCCCGATGTTCCAGCTTCAGTTGAAGGCGGACGGAACAGCAGACAGCCGTGCTAAATTCGGCAGATGTATTCTTAAAGATTACGGCAGAGTATGCGGAACGTCCAGGGCGTGTGAGAAGTTATATCAGATGATCCAGTCAGGGGAGGTGCAGTTATGTTTAGCAGATTAAAAAAAAGAATCGGAGCGGTGCTCGTATTAGTTGGTTTTATAGCTCTTATCGGAATGGCAGGAGCTGATGATGTGGCCGTAGCAAATGGGATCCATTCGCCTATCGTTCCGCTGATACTCAAAGGCATCCTGTTCCTCGGTATGATGACAGGCGGTGCGGTACTGATCGGAGGCGAGACGGATGAGGATAGTCTATAAGAAGCCAGGCGAACCGGCAGAGGCTCGCAACGTACCGAATGAGCTGGATGAATGGCAGAAGCTCGTTGGCGGTTACATCGAGACGGTTTACCTTACAAGAGATCTGATAATGATAGCGAACGAAGAGGGCTTACTGTTGGAGTTAGCACCGAATTTCAAATATCACGGTCAGATGATAGTCGGCCCGGTCGTATTCGTCGGCGTAAAGGATGATGAGTTTATCGACATCGACCGCGACTGGGAGCGGAAGATAATCGAATACTATAGGGAGGTTTGAGATGAGAAAACCAAAGGAGAAGTACAAAGTCTATCTCGTTGGTAAGGGCGTAGGCTGTTATGCAGAAGACTACTGCAACGACTTCCTGGGAGAGACCTGGGCTGTGTCAGAGAAGCAAGCAATAAGCCAGGTAAGGTATAGGAAAGGTGGCGGGCTGAGCACTTGGATACTCGGTGACTGCTTGGACGAAGGGGCTGTATATTTCAGCTTCAAAGCGATTAAGGAGGAGAGAGCGTGAGAGACACAGAATACTACAGAAACAGAAGAGCGTATATCGAGGGCTTATGGTCCGGGCTGAAGAGCTTCGGGGATCTCGAGTCCATCCAGTACGCCTGGAGCATTAAAAAAGACGGCGAGTATATCCGCATACAGGACAGCATAAACAACGACATATATCTCCATATCGAGGGGCTGACGAACGCAGAAGTCTACAGGCAGATAGCAAAAGTGGTGCTGCAGGGCGACTTCGAGGGATGTGTTCCAGAGCGCCTCATAACGGATATAGAAGAAAAGAGAAGCATAGCGCCACTGTTCAGGGAGGTGGACGGATATGACAACTGAATACAGAGTGAGAGTTAAGTACGGATATCTGGCAGAGTTCGTCTTCAGAGCTGAAACGTTCAAGGAAGCTGGGTACATAGCAGACCAGTTCCTTGACAACCTGGTGGAGCCTGAAGCGAGCAGAATAACGATAAGCATAGAACCATATAAGAAGCAGATAGAGGAGGGTGTTGAAGATGAGCAAAGGACTGACAGGAGACTTCCGTAAGTACATGGATAAATCGTTCCTGGGATCGTGGGACGTGCCGGAAACAGGCGACCTGGTGCTGACGGTCGATTATGTAGACAGAGACGAAGTACAGAACGACA